CAATGACATGCGGAAATTTCGCAGCCCGCTTTATCGAAACCCAAGTAGCCATGTGGAATAATCCTTAAGTATTGATCGTGCAAGTGGAAAGAATGGTCGCCGGCATGCTACACGTTAAGTTCCGTAAGTGCAGGTGGAGAGAATCGTCGCGGGCGACAACTTGCCGGCGGCCATCAACGAAATGACAAATTCTGCCTGCGTGTTAAGAAGCGCCGCTGCAAGCGAAGGAGTGCTCGCATTCGCCGGTTGCGCGGCAAGGGTCGCGGTAAGAGTCGTAACTTCTGCTTGTTTCACGTAAAGATCACGATCTTTTGCTGGTGCTGTGACTGCCATTTTCAAATCCTCTGTGACGGGTAGCCTAAAATTTCGCGGGTAAAACCCGACATAGAAAAAACCCAGCCTTTGAACTCACCCTCGGCCAGCTGTTTGAACCGAGTTCGATATGCCCTAACAATCTTCGTTTCCTGAATCTTCATTGACTCACCGGGGCGCGTCGAGTACTCGCCGTTGTGCGGCGGTGTGATGTAGCCCTTGATCACATCAGGAGAGCCCACACGTACACAACTGCGATTCTGTGGAATACCCTTTCCTTCGTCTGGGAAATAGCCGCTGTCGTCCAGGGGCGAACCGCACAAAATCACTTCATCACATCCCAGATGGTACTTTGCGATTTTCGCTGCTCGGCTTGCCGAGGTTGAGCAAATCCCTTTCTCGAACGGCCACCAGTCCGTGACGGAAGGGCACAAATGCCGCATCTCACTCAACCGATGATCCATCGAGGCCGCATGGAGCCGCCAAGGCGGCGCGTACGGAAAGACCTTACGGCGTGCGGCAGCGAAGAACTCGGCCTTCTCCTCATGACCCGCCAGCACGTGCTCCGCATTTTCTATCGCCGTACACGCGCCGTTGATCAACATCAACTCCGCGAATGGCCGTAGCTTCAATGCCTCTCTCACGTCGTCGTATAGGCAAGGTGCCGATCCGACCACCAACATCGTATTCATTTATACGCCGTTGAGTTTCTTATCCAAGATGTTGCCGCCACTATGTCCAATGAGAATGATGCCTACCAGCCAATTGAATGACTGTGCATCTATCTTGGCAAAGAACAACGCCGCGCAACCAGTTAACGCGAATAAAAGCGATATCAAGAATTTGCGAGACGCAAGCGGGCTGCCGTCATCAGGTACCATCGGTGTCGGTGCATCGGTCATGCTCTACTCCGTTTGCAGAGGCGGATCAATTCGGGCTGTACCCCGGTACCGAAGTCACGCATATCAGCAAGCCACAACTGGACGTGCGAGAATTCTCTCCGACGCGCCACGTCGCCCACCCGCGTCCCGGACCGGTGCCTGCTATAGTAAGGTTGGCTTCCGTGATCGCGAGTGCCAGCAGCGCCAATCGGTTCTGCTGGCGGTTGCCAACGTTGTTCGCGCCTTGCTGCAAACTGCGCAAGGTGCAAGCCAGTCGAAACGGTGTCCACTTGACCAAATAGTTTGGCAAAAGAAACTCCTTGGAGAAGTGGTGGGATTCTGCAGAATCCCACCGGAGAGCTTAGGCAGTGCCGAAGCTCGAGATCGTCGTAGTCAGGATCGTACCTGCTCCGACATTGACAACACCTGCAACGAACGTCGGGACTACCGAACGCGTATTGCTCCGAACGACCAGAAGGACCGCTTGGAACGGGCTCGCTTGCCCGCAGACGTAGATCAAATCACCCACCTTCAAGCGGTTCGCAGCCGCATTGAAGTACCCGCCGGCGCGGACGCCGCCAGTTCCAGTTACCGTATCCGTGGTCGAATACGTCCAGATCGTCGGTGCATTGTCGTTGCCGACAGTGCCGCGGGCCAGGTTGGTGTTGAAAGAAGAAAAGCCTTTGTTAGCCATTGAAATGTACCTCTAAATGATGGCTTAGGTGCCGTAGACCATGACCGGAACAACGCCCAAAGCGTCGATCACGGCGGCCCCGCCCATGTAGATTGACTGCGACAGCCATGCGCCGTTCACAGGGATGAAGTCAACGCGGGATTGCGGCTCGATGGCGGTCGCAAGACCGGTCGAAGCTTTGTCCCAAGCGAAGCAGACGGCGGTGCTGGTCGAACCAGTCGGCAAGCCGCCTTCCAAACGATTTTCGATAATCTTGAACGTGAAGCCGAAAGCCTTCTTGCTGTTGATATCGGCGTCCACAAGGACGCGCATCGTCTGATAATCCGCGCTCGTGACTTCGATCTCGGCCAATGCCGTCTCGAGGCCTATCGCGGTCGTGGCGAGATAGTGATCCCCGCCGCTCGCTTGCTGCTGAACCAAATAGCGTTTGGCGTGACGAAGCTTGTCGGCCGTAAGGCCGGTGTTCGTTCCACCATAGCCACTGGTGACGGTGCCGGCATAACCGGTGGCCGCATTCAGTGCGTTGATAATAAGCTGATCTTCGGCGCGGCCTATTGACTTTGCGAAAGACTTCGCTAATTCCATGCGCTCGTCGATATTGGTTTCGGCTTGATCGAACAGATCGGTGTAATCTCCGATCCTCCAATTCGTGAGAGTCGCAAAGATCTTGCTATGGCTCGTATCATTCGGAGTAATTGCTTCAGCCGAAGAAGTTTGCTGGTACGCCATCCCTGCGCCCATTTTGCGAAAGGCGTATTGCTGACCGGTGACGCCGGTCTTAACACGCACGCAATTTCGTAGAACACCTTCCAATCTTGTTACTGGCTTTCGCCGGCCTGATCGTTTCCGCCAGGCTCTCTGCATTCCTGCAGAGTTCAGACTATACCATCCCTCTCGGGGACTGCACCTAGTCGTTACACACACATCCTTTCGGAGTTTGGCTCGGTATTATCCGTTCTGGACTTCCACCGAATTCGCAGTCTTTGCACGCGCGGCGTAAGGCGCGCGTGGGGCTAGGAGCTAACCCTGATAAACGAGTTTGACCTCGGTGTCGAACGCGGCAATTGCGGCGTCCGTGGTGGAAGTATAAACCCCACCCAAGTTAATAGACATTTTGAAAATTCCTGTGAGAGTTTTGAGAAAAAAGCCTCGCCGACTTCCACGGCTCTCTGACTCGTTTGGGGTCCCGTTTCCGGCCCGCGCTCGTCTTGTATATTTTGCGCTGATCTATGCGGCCGTTACCGGGTCCCGCATCTCTTGCTCAAACTCTACCTCAAAGCAATTATGCTTCTTGCGATTTTTGCTTTGAGGTAAAACTTGTAAATTGTTATGCACGTGCAAACCACTAACTAGCTTGCCACGCAACGGAATGACGTCGACAAACGCGACGGCGTATATCTCAGAGGGTGCGTCGGGCAGCATTGTTTGGTTCAAATTAGATAACCCCGCCGGGGCCCCCCCGAAGGGGGGCGAGTCCGGCTAGGGACCTAATAACCGTTAAGCACGTAGTTGGTCTACATCAAAAGGCTGTTCAAGCAACTCCACGCATGCCGCGCGAAGTTTGTATACGTCAGCTATCTTTTGGCGATTATGCACTTCACAATACCAGATAGAATCGCCGAACCTCGATCATAGCGGCTTCATCCATAGTCACCTTGTCTCACACGATAAACCGAATGCTCGCCATCCATCACGCCCATCAGCTTCTTCGATCCCGTGGGCGCGGGATTCGCAGCGAGGGCTTCTATCCGTCGCTTAATCTGGCCGCGAATTTTTGTCGGTACGTTCGTTTCAAGATACGCCAAGGCGATCTCTGTGAAGGCGAACCCATAAAGCGAAGCCACGAGATTAAGTCTCTAACCGGGCAAGCCTCTCGCTCAACACATGGCCTTGCACAACTTTGTCAGCGTCCTTCAACCGTTTACGTGCAACCGAACTGTCAAGATTATCCTCTGCTCTTTGGAGCGCGATAGTCTCCAGTTCCCTGCCTTCCTCAATATGAGTTCGGACGCGCGCCAAAATGCTTTCTGCAACGGGCATAGGGTATTCAGCGATGCGCGCCGGGGTGATCTTGCGACCATAATTGAACCGCCATCGCTCTTGTCGGACGACTGACGCCGCGATGTAAAGCAGCTCCAACGGCGTATCTTTTTTCGGTACGAGAACCAAACAATCATCCGTAACACCGCACGGCCACTTCTGAACATGCGCGCGGCCAATGCTGCCAGTGCTAGGCACCGTGACAAACGGCGGCTCTATGATGTCGTCAAAGTCATAGAAGCCATAACAGCCATTGTCGATGCCGCTGGACGAAATTACCAACGCCTTTCCGTCCGTGAGGCCGTCCTTGTTGTGAAGCGACTTTTGACCGTAATAGATATCGAAATATGTGCTGATTACGGAAGCATCCTTCGCGCTGATGAAAAGGCCGTCACTCTTCCCCTTAATAGTTCGATAGTTCCTTGGTATCAGCCTCCCACCCGCGACGGCATCATTGAGGGCCGCAAGTTCTGGTGCATGTGAAACGACAAAGGCCGCGCCATTGCGCGCCAAGAGTGCCGACTGGTCATCAACCTCTTGCTCTGATAAAGGCCGGGCCGGAATATAGTAACCAGCGTCCCATCCAGCCCCTTCGATTACCGGCGACCAGCCGCAAAAACCAGGGACGGTCTCATGATTCTGGAATGCCTTAAGCGCAAGCGATATTTGCTCGCCTTCAAAGGGAACGCGAACGCTCTTGCGGCGTCTGAAACCATCATTCTCTATGCGCGCCCAAAAAACGTTGTGCTTCGGTGGGTGTTTGATGCCCTTAGTCAGAAGCAAAATAGCCGTATACGATGAAGCGTAGGGCGCGAACAATTCGTCTGGCAGGATGATAACGGCGTCTAGAGTATTCTTAGCCAGCGTGCCCGCATGCCAACTCGTGATCTTGCTTAACAGTGATCGCGGAACAACAACACCCAGTCGCCCGCGTTGCTGCAAGCCTTCAAGTCCGCGCGTGATGAACCGCTCGGGTGGGGTGTCTGTCTTCGCATGCGGGAACGGTGGATTAGTGAGAACGACGCTTGCGTGGCCGACCGGGTATTCGTCCGATGTGAAACAATCGCCCCGATGTACGCTTGTGGAACCGTCGCCACGAAGGATCATATTCGCGACACAAAGAGCCGCTGTTACCGGCTCTTTGTCAAAACCGATCAGGCACTTCTGAATGATCTTGACGACTTGCGCTTTAGAAAGATGCTCGACTGTACTGATGCGGTTCATCACGGCAATAAGAAAACCGCCCGTGCCACAACTCGGATCTAGAACGATGTCCGTTGACTTGACATCCAGTAGCGCCGCGACAAATTCAGCGATATGGCGTGGCGTGAAGTATTGTCCTATCGTGTTGCCGCCTGTATAGCGGAAAAACGCCTCGTATAAATGCCCTAGATAATCATGCTCTGCCGTCAAGACGGTAATGTTAAGGCGCTCTAGGATAGCCACAATGCGCCGCGCATGGACGGATAGATCGTCATTCGCCTCATCGACGCGAATGCTCTTTGCGAGATCGGCTTTCTTGGCTTTCCAAAACGCTTTGCCGCACGCCTCGTTAATGTCAGAGAGAATATGCGCTGGGTCTTTGCGTATATTCCCTTTCGATTGCCACAGCGCGAGCATGATCGCGCCAACAACAGCCGGACGAAATTCGTCTTTGATGCCAGACTCGCGAAGAAGCCGGTTTATTTCGTCCGCGCGATCAGCCAGGACTAATGCCGGTGGAACCGAAGGACGAATCTCACGCGATGCGCCGGGGACCAGAAGGCGCTCAATATCTGTGCGGTTCGGAATCCATTCGATGGGATTGCCTTCATACGTAACAGGCAACCAGCGTGTTCCCACCCACTTAAGAACCCGAACCGCGAAATTATCTTCTGACGTTCCGGCGAGTGCGATAGCGAGCGGCGTAAAACCGGCATCGATTGACGCGCGACCATAAACCGTCGTCACTTCTTTGACGGCAATATCAAGCGCCCGAATGTCGGACTTCACTTCGATGACCGCGAGCGGTTGCATTGTGGCACGGTCTACAAGAAATGCTTCTGGCTTCCCGTCGCCATCTCCACTCTTGCTGATGCCGCGTAGGATCGCCGCTAAATGCGTGTGGTCCTTATATTCGTGCTGGCGTAGCATCTCGCCGGACGGAGGCCGCCGCGTATCCCATCCTTGTGAGCGGAGAAGTTCGGCTAAGAGTTCTTCTGCCCGAACCTCTGCAATACGTTCGGCGCGCGCCACCACTATGCCCGCCCGGACGGACGGCGCAGCATCAGCCGCTTACCTGCGATGTTGGGAACGGCCATTGCTGCGCTCGTGAAGTACTTGGCATATTATCCTCGAATGTTCCCCTGTCGATCACGAACAACTGGGTTCGCATCGAAATGAGTTTTCCACGCCGCCTCAACCGTCTTGCGATAGCTCGGATCGGTGTCATACAGGCGCTGGCCTTTCGCGTCCTTGGCACCCTGCATCGCCACGATCGCATCCTTACCCTGGACGGCGGCGGCCGCTGTATCTTCACCTGGCTTCGGCATACGTACCTGCGTGGTCTTTGCAATCATGCGCTCGAGCACTGCGAACGTCGCCGCGGCCGTACTGCCGTCGCTCGTCGCCGCGCGCATCAGTTCGAAACCGGGACCGTCGAGATTCGCCTTCGCCCATGTTACTACATTGCCGATACGAGACGGTGCATTTTCACCCAGCTGCGTCAGCACCGTCGACATCGGAACATCTTGCGAAGCTTCGTAAGATGCCAATTGGCCGAGGAGATCATTGAACTTGTCATTGCTGACGTTATTCTTGACCGCCCAATCCTTGAAGCCCACCATGACGGGGTGCTTCATATCGACCGTTACCCCTTCAGGTAACTTCAGTTCGTAGTCTTTCGGCTGGCCCTTTTCATCTTTCGGGGCGCCAGTGAACGCGCCAAGTTGCTTCTCGAGCGCAACGTAGGCTTCTGCCTGCTTCGCGACACTGTTATACTTGTCGCTCTTGAACCAGGTCGGTTTCTCGCCCTGCCCAGGGGTCGTGTCATTCAAGTTCCATGCCAAGCCACTATTCGGCTGGGCGGCCAGCCTGGCCGCTTCGTCTGCCTTCGCTACCAACGCCTTGGCGGCGGCGAGGGCTTCCTCGGGCGTCGGGGTGGCCCCGGCGGCTGCCGCAGGAGCCGCTGGGGCGGCGGGAGCGGTGTCAAGGAGCGAAGCACCGGCTACGACGGCTGGGGCTGCTGCAGGGGCCGCTGATGCGGCGGGAGCTACGGCGGCCGGCGCAGCGGGGGCTGCTGGGGCTACTGCGGCGGCTGGGGCTGCGGGTGCCGCTACTGCGGCCGCAGGTGTCTCTTCTGCCATTATCATCTCTCCAATTTGTAACTTGACATTCTGCTAAATTAAGGCCAACTTGCCCATATGCGTTTAGCACGGCACGCATGGCTAAAAGTCATCTTCTTCCTACTGATGGGCTGCTTAGCGGACGAATGCGTACACTTGCCCGAAGCAGCGCCTAAACCTCAGCAATTTATCGAAACGCTGATTCCTCATGATCTAAAGCACTATCGATCTTTGTAAGGGCTCTGCCCGCCGTTTCGCGCGAACTCGATCTGCTGATGAATACCTTCAACAAACTCGCGTTCGCCGTTGTAATATGCCAGTTCGCCTAAAGTCGCATTCGTAGATATCTTCCGATTCCGCACCTTGCTACTCCAATGATTGAGCAAGTCGAGACCGGGGCCGGATGTGAAGATCAAGAACTTCTGCGCAAAGATCAGCGCCTCATCCTTAACTTCGTCCTTCTCTGCCTTCGTTCGTGCGAAAGGGTCATCCCCTTCGAACCAGTTTCCAATCGCCATCGTACTTCTCCTACGCTGGACTCAACGGTGGTGGTGCCTCGTTCGTCGTGTTCGGCGCCTGCGGATTCATCGCCGCATTCTGCTGAATCTGATTCTGCTGCATGGCTTGTGCCGCGGCAGTCGCCTGCCTCGTCAACTCGGTACGATCCGCATCCGACATAATCAACGACTCGGGGATGCCCTTCATGCGCGCGACGTATGCCGGGATGTCCTTAACCTTCAAACCCATCTGCAGTGCCTGCGGGCCGAGGGGCGCAAGGATCTGCATCGTCTCTTGCAGCGCGAGCACGTCATCCGCGTTCTGCGTCTTCGCAAATGGGGATGTGTACTTGACGGCGACCGATCGGCCGTTAACTTTGAACTTCGCGACCAAGCCTTTCTTCTGCAGAATAAAAATCCCTCGGCCGACAATCTTCGCGAGGAGTTCAGCCATAATGCGGTTGTACTCACCGTTCATCGCCCAGAGGCGGTTTCGGTCGGCCACAGAAATTTCCGTGGCACTCTTAACCGGGCCTTCACTTGGCTCCGGTCCAAGCAACGTTCTTCGGATGCGCTCGCGCAGGGCTGCCATTTCCTGCTGCGTCGGAGGGAAATTTTGCCCCAGTTCAAGCGGCCTCAAACTCGGACTATTGTCTGCGTTCGATGCTACCGGGATAATCGTGTTCGGCGTAAGACTGGCCGTATACGGATTGAGCACACCATCGCTGACGCCCGTCATGGGCGGCGCCACTTGGAGCGCCATCTGCGTCAGCAAGAACTCTTGCATACGGTCGACGCTGCGCGCATCCGAAAGCGCAATGAGCACACGGCCACGGCCATAAGTCTCACCGGCGCACTTCGAAGCACGCGCAACTATCGTCGGATTCGAAGCACCGAAATCGTAGCGCCAAATGATCGTCGGGCCGGGGGTGTCAATCACGACACCGAAATACTTCTTCGTCTCAGGGTCGTAAATTTCGCCTTGAATGATTGAGAGTTTTTTCTCCGGATCTTCCGCTATAGTCTTACGAGTAGCCTCGGGAAGGTCAAGTAGCTCCATGCCAGGGTACATGCGCAGAAGATTGCGAGCGTGAGGCTTGCGATGCTGCCATGTCGTTTCAATCGTGCCGTTCGGACCTTCTTCGATCTCGATCGCACTTAGCGCGATTGCTTGGAATACGAACGGATTATCCTGATCCCCCTCATCGAAAGACAGCGCGCACGTACCGACTTGCAAGTCGAGCGCGGCTTCAGAGATCACTGTGTTGAAGTTCGATGTATTCAGGTAACTGAAGAACATCCTAGTTGCTTCCTGCAACCCTTCATTGATCTCCGGATGATCCTCCAAATCTTTCTTCTTCACCGCAGCGCCTGGTGCTAGTTCGCACCAATGCATCCATGCAGGGAAGAGAAGTGCGCACAGGGTATTGGCTGCCGTATACGTGGCTTCCTGCAGCGTCGAATCGTAGAGTAAACGGTTCTTCTGCTGTCCCTCGGTATGCCATGTAAACGTCTCGCGCGCAGGCATCGCGTACTGATATGCATCTCGATAGGTCGATTGCCATAGATGTTTCTTGTCCTCGGCGTGCTTACGACGCCTCATGAGCGCGTCAACATCCTCAAGGCCAGAAGGTAGCGTACTCAGTAGCATTTACTTTCCACCGAAAGCGCGGCCGGGGGTGGGAGCACCACTAGCGCCGACGCCGCCGCCTCGAGTCGCAGCTGCGCTGCCAGAGACAGCGGCGCCGAATTGATCGAGCAAGCTATTGCCGGCGGCGGCCGTAGTCAGCGAAGCATTCTGTGTTGCACCTGAAATACCCGGAGGCGCTTGTGGCGCACCGGTGCCAGGCTCGTTGCCAGCGACAGCACGCGAAAGCGCGGACCCGCGGAACACTCGCGTGCCCTGCATCGCATTCAAGATGACTTTGCGTTGCTCGTTCTCTTGGAGATTGAGGTTCGCGTTCGTCGTCGCCTGCTCAGTCTGCAACGCTTGTTGCTGTGCTGTCGGGCCGCTGCTGCCACCGCCGAAGGAACTCACTTAAGGATGCCTCCACGGCGTTGGATGTATTGGTATAACTGGTGCGGCGTGCGCATCCAGAATGAGTTGATGCCGAGCGCGTTCTTGACGGTCTCGACACACGAAGGCGGCCCGATGGAAAACCACTCACGGACCTTGTATGCCTTTGAGAGCACCTGCACTTTCTGAATGGTGGCTCCGGGAAATCTCTGCGCGGGTGATCGAGAATCACAGTCGATGTACGACTCGAGCACTTCAAAGGTAGGCTTCAGTACGAGCCAGAGCGTCTGGTCTGGGTTCTCACCATAAGGTTGCCGGCGCCAAAGTTCAACATGCCGGAAGCCTTGCTTCAACCATGCAGCCCAGAAAAAGTGTGGCTCGCGCGGGTGATAAACAACATCCCATTCAATCAAGCGGATTCCGGGCTCAATATCGAGAAGACTAATCCTTGACGCCGAGCGGGTTCCAGGATTTTGGCCGTGCCATCGTAATTGCGGCGCCGCCGGCGGGCCAATCTGGAGGTTGCTGCGCACCGGTCGCTCCGCTGTTTAAACGCCCTTCGCCGCCGCCGAGCATCAGATATTGCAGAGCATCTGCAACGTCCGCATACGGCGTAACTTTTTCCGGTGTGTCAGTCCACCGATCACTGCCGGAAATCTTCATCTTGCGGAAGTGGTACTTGCTGATGCAGGCCGTGCGCAGGATCTTGCAACGTTTGCTGATGATCAATGCGGGCTCACCGCCGGGAAGGATCTGCCGGCGCATCGCACCGTCGACTGCCTCGATGCGCGTTGCCGGGTCATTCGTTCGCGCGTTCTGTACGGGTACGCTGGGGAACACTTGGACGATAAGCATCCTCATGTCCAAATCATCCGCGCCTTTAGCTTTACCGGCAGGATCGCATGTGATCTTGATGATGCGATAGTTCGGAATGATCTCCGCGAGCCATCGCTTCACTTCCGCGGCGAAGGCTTTCATGCCCATACCTTCCGCACACAATTCGTATTGCGCGCACCACTGCCCGTCTTCGGACTTCTGCGCTACAACCACTGCAGGATTACGTCCTGTATTATCCCATCCTAGATAAATTGGTATAACCGGGTCTGCTTTCGGGTGATCCTTCAGCAGCAGCAATTCTTTTTCGCGGCAATGAACGTTGTCATCGTACGCTTCGAACACAGGCTTGCCGTCACGCGATGCTCCGTACTTGCAGTGCACGTACATCGAGCCGTCTGCTTTATTGTAGTCGCGCAGTGCGTTGATGTAGTACGTGCGACCCTGTTCGCGACGGCGCGGATCATTCCAGGGTAGCAGGATCGTCTCAGGCGTCTGCTCGAGATTTTCTAAACTTTCTGCCTCGGCGTCAAGGCCACCGGGTTGTTTAAAAAATTTGTACCCAGGCCGCGGGTCCGCTACAAACATTTCATGGAAATCAGAAGTAGCAGCCCAAGGATTCGTGTCGCCTAAAATTCCTCGCCAGGTGCAGCCGCCCATATCCGCACCGGGGAAGCGGCCGCAGCGACGACCAGCGTGAGCAAAGATCGTGGAGTTTATTTCTCTGATCTCGTTCATCCACATCCCGGAAACCTCTAACGAAAGCAAATTCGCCACATCGTCAGGATCATCTAAGGCTCGAAATATGAATTCTGCATCAACCAAATGCTTCGTGCCTTCCGGACGAAACCTCCATCTGTGCGTTTTGCTCGTCGTGGAGAAGCGTCCGTAAATGTTCTCGGGGAACAACTTCAACCACGTTTTGATCGTGGTGTCCACCAACTGCGGCCCTGTATTCCGGATTATCGCCCAGCGCGAATAGCGAATGCCGTTGTGCGGCGCTTGCTCGTATGCGTGGCGCACAAGGCGACACGCAGACGCGGTACTTTTTCCGCTTCCTACAGGTCCCATTATCACGGCAGCTTCGTGGTTGTCTGAGTAGAAAGCAGACGCCACAGGACCGAAGGGGTTCATCGTACTCATAGTGCACGCTTCAAATATGCCAGTATGCGCTCAACGCCCTCTATGCTGTCCCCGAGCTTTCCTAGACCGAGGTTACATTCTGAACTGAGCCAGCCACGAAATTTACCCGTCTCATGATCGTGCTCTAGGACTTCCGCAAGACGCCCACAACCACACTCACAAAACAAAGGTATAGGCCGCGTTGGCTCAGGCAGACCTTGTCGTTGACGACTGCGGCTCAATTCATACGCAGGATCGTAGTTCTTTTTCTTGCGCTCACGTACTCGTTCAGGATGTAGAGCGCGTTCTCGCGCGGCTCTTTCCCGAGACTGCTTTTTCGCTGCCTCGTCGCCAATTTTTTCCCGCCAGCGCCTGTGGTACTCTCGCGCTTTTTCGGGGTGCGCAGCTTTCCATTGTTTTTGATACTCGGCGCTTGCCATGCTACTCTTCGTCGAGCCACGACGGCGTCGGCGCGGGCAGTTCGGGAATCACGCCGACCCTCACTTCCGAGATGATCTCGCCTCCGATGCGATTCGTCAGCTGGATCACGAGCGCGGGGCCGCCTTTATACGACTGCTGCTCGTCTTCCTTCATGTGGCCGCCGACGCGCAGCAATGTCTCGTTGACCTTCGCAGCAGCGGCCGGCTGATTCTCATAGAACCCTGTTGGGCAGCCTTGATACAAAATCGGTTTCGGTTCAAGTAACTGCTCCACGCAATCATCTTGCCGGAGCACAAGGCGCTCACGCTCGAGGATGTCCTTGACGATATCCTGCTTCATGACTTTCGCCACGAAGCCGTAATGCTCAGTCGCATTCCAACGCCAGATCGTCGTCGCGGCCGGCGCGCTCTCCCCCATCATGCGGAGTGTGCGACGCACATTGAAGTTGTTCTTCTTCCACTCGACAAGAAACGTTTTCTGGTCGTCCTTCAATTGCGAGTATGCTTTGTCGAATGCGCGCACGCGCTCAATCGGATCACCCGGTGGATCTGCAACAACTACCGGAAGCGCCGGCTTATCATCCTCGATATCGTCCCACGCCATTACGCTTCACACTGCACAGCATTTGAATGTGCAACATCCGTCGCCATCAAAATCTTCGCAGGACCTTTTCGCTTCAAACACACGTTCTGCACGCCGGCGCGTACTTCCACGGGCAGCGGGCCGCCGCGCTGGTAGATGCCGATCATAATCTGATTCACTGCATCCTCCCACGATTTACGTGCGAACATCGGTTCGCGACCAGCCATCATACCGGCGGCCATCGCTTCGAGAAGATCGGTATAATCAACCCAGTCGCGATTACAAGCGAGCTTCACTGCATGGTTGATATCGGCCCACAGACTCTTGCCGGCGGTATATGCTTCGTCAGTCTTCGCATACCAGGGGCTTTCAGGCTCGAGCTTGAAGATCTGTACTTCGTCGAACGTGCCGACATGCGTGAAGTGACCCTCGCGTTGAAACCGCTCGACGCGCTCTTGGAACACAGGATTCGCAACCTTGTCGAGCGCATGATTAAAAGGCCGGTACGCAACGTATCTCCCATCGCATGCCCATACTCGGCCGCTACCTCGCATGCACTGAAAGCGCAGCGCGTCGTAGGGTAGCGCTGCTTTCGGTGCTTCGATCGAATCGATATCGAGCCATGCCGGTTCGTCACTCATCTGAAAAAATGCCCTACGGCAAAACCAATCGCGCCGCCAATTAGCGTCACGCTGATTAGCGTCATCCAATAAAAGCGAATCGCGACCAACTTCAATTTCAAGTTCGCAACTTGCGATTCGTAGTGGCCTTCAACATGTGCAAGCACCAATGACAGATGCTTCTCGATGCGGCCGACTTCATCCGCTATTGTCGCAGCAACACGCTTCTCGCTGGCATCCGGCGCTTTGTCCATCACGGTCTGCACCGATTGCGATGCAGTGGCGCCGGTGAGCACGCTGGCGAGTACGGCTGTGTTATGCACCGGTGCTCTCCCTCTGGGATAGTAGGGCATGGAGCATGTGATCCTCGGGAAGCTTCCCTTCAGCCTTCAACACTTCGACATCGGCTGCGAACGAATCCTTCAGATCGGCGAGCATGATCGAGAACTCGATCTCGATGCGCCGAATCTCTCCGGATATCACCGCAGCGATTTCCTCCGCAAGTTCAGGATTGTCAATTGTCAGCTGCGCGAATATGTTTTGCTTTGCCATGTCGGCGAGTGATACGAGATTATTCTCGCGCGGCACTTGGTACAGTTCGTCCATCGCACTTCTCCTGCGGTGTTTTCAAAAATCTTAAGGAATCACGATCATCGTGTAGGCCTGTACTATGACGGCAATGCAAAGACACAGCAGCACCAACACGGCGACACTGACTGCAGCAACGAGTCCGTCGAAGAAACTATCCTTCACGGAAGCAAATTCTGCTTGCGCATGGTGCTCAACACCTTCGCGTAGTTCGCAGCATGCAACTGCCGCGCATCATGCTCGGACAAGCCGACGAGCGACGATCGCAGCGACGAGAGTCGCGATGCGACTTCGCTATACGTTGCTACGTCAGCGTCGAGCGCGGCCAGTGCATTCACGGGCTGCGTAGGTGCCGCGGGAACTACGGCGGCCGGCACCGGTGGCACGGCCACTGGCGCAGTCTTCAGCACAGATGGGTCGCTGAATAACGAACTGCCAACGGCGACATGTGCATCATCCGCAGGAGGTACAACCGGCGCACGTGCTGGTGCTACATGGTCCTGCCAGTTCTGCCGCGGCCGTGGGTCCACCGGCTGCAGGTTCTCGATCTGGTTCGCCGTCGGTAACGGCTTCACTGGCTCGGCCGGCACGGCCACAACTTTGATGGCTGCTTCGCGTGCCGCTTCGGCCGCGGCGAGTATCGCAAGGGCGGCCTGGACTTCAGCAGCGGTAGGATCCGCCATTACAGCGCCTTAAGTACGGCGGCGCCCCAGGGGCTCGCGGCAGCAAGAGCAACCCAAGTTACGAAGTGCGGCCATTTGTCTTTGACCCAAGCAACAGCTTTCGTCCAACCCGTTTTGCCGGCGGCCTCGATTGCGGCGAGCCGGGACTTGAGGACGATGATCTCTGCGTCAATCGAGCCGCCGAGAGTTGCAGACGCGGCGGGACTGGTTGGGGTTGCGATTGCAGACGTTGTAACCGTGGTACTTGTGACATCAACCATTTCCTCGCCCTCATGTAAAAAATTCATTTCGTGTTCGGGGCCAGAGCCCGCATCAGGGGTATCGTGCCTTTCCCGGTCGACGGGAGAAGCATCGCCGGGAACCGGCGGATCGACACGGCGCTGATGCGGGATGGCAGTTCTGGCTATGCCCGCAAATGCGTCAGCATGGGACAGAGGCTTGTCAAAGCATTTTCAGTGCTTAGACTTGCAACTATGCCTGATGAACGAGGGGTATGTCAAGGGCATTGCGTTGTATGCGTTTTAGGTTGTTCGGCGAAGCGGACATTTATCCGGACATCGATGTTAGGGATGCTATGCTAAGTAGTTGATTTTACTTTATTAATCGAAAAAATTTTTTGGAAAAATTTATGTTCAAGGCACGGGCTCAAGACGCGAAACCATTTCGGGGGGTCGGTTTTTGCAGCGCACCATGCCGAATCGTGCCTGGGTTCATGGGCACGGATGGCGTCTCAGCTGGCTGGGTTGATAGCAAACGGTCATATGCTATCCATACAGGCAGCCGGCAGCGTGGTTGTGGGGCGGTTTGCAAGCGGACCGGGGGTGCAATGGTATTTAACAGTTGACGTTTCAAACGTGGGACATGCTCGATGTGAGCGTAATAGATTGGTTATAGACTCACCGGTGCATTCATTTGCACACATGCACACACCCTAAAGGGTTGTGTGTGCAGTGTGTGCAGGAATTGCGCACACAATGCATGCATGTGTGCAATTTGTGTGCAATGTGTGCGTGTGCACTGAAGCCATGTGCAAGCGCACAATAATGACCATATCCAGGCATCCGCACATCCCTACACCCTATCATCCGTACACCCAATCATCGGTATTGTGCGTACGCACATCAATAACTTAGCATCCCGCCCACATTCCCCTATCGATGCTATCGAGCCGGACGATAGCGAACATTAAGCAATTGTAATGATTCTTTTGTTGACTCTCAAGCGGAACGGGTGTTTACTATATCCCGTAGAGTTGATAAACACACTAGATAGGACATAGCGCCGCCATGAACACCAAAACTCGCAGCTTGCAAAAACTCCTCGACACCGTAAACGACGCCACGAACCCGGGCGCATTCCGCACCGATCATGAGGCCGCGCGGCAACGCCTACGGGCTCGAATTGCGCGCGCTGCGATAGTTTTGGCCGGCTACGTCGAGGGACGCCATTACCACGAATCGGCTTCGAGCGGACGCTTACTAGCATCAGGCGTATATCGCCGATGCCATCGAGCCAGTCGATAACGAACATGAAGCAATTGTAATGATTCTTTTGTTGACATTCGATTAAACGGGTATATCCTATGTCCCGTAGAGTCAATAAACACACGGAGAGGCACAATCATGAGATACGCAATTAAGGATAGGCACGGATGCATCGGCGGCCGCTGGACTGCCAAGCAAGCACGAGCCATGTATGCCGCCGGGGTTCGCCACAACGCGCTGACAAAAGAGCTTGTGCAAGTGTGGCGTGCCCTTGATAACGGCGATCTTCTCGCCTATGACGGCGAGCGAACGCGCAAATTGTCGGACCGCATCATGGCTTACCGCGCGGCGCTCGTGGCGAATGCAGCGTTGGCGGTCGACCACTATTCGGAGGAGGTGCAATCATGACAATCTGGATTCGAGCGCCATGCACATGGCCTATCTGCATAGTACTTAACTGCGCAATGTGCGCTTATCTTAATAAGAGGGTCAAGCTATGATTATCAATGGTATTGAAAGGAACATTACTCCATTCGCGGACCTGAGCGACGCGAACCTGAGCGGCGCGGACCTGAGCGGCGCGAACCTGCACTACGCGAACCTGAGCGGCGCGAACCTGAGCTACGCGAGCCTGCGCGGCGCGAACCTGAGCTGCGCGGACCTGCGCGGCGCGAACCTGAGCTACGCGGACCTGCGCGGCGCGAACCTGAGCGGCGCGAACCTGAGCGGGAACCTGCGCGGCGCGAACCTGAGCGGCGCGAACCTGCGCGACGCGAACCTGCGCTACGCGAACCTGAGCGACGCGGACCTGCGCGACGCGAACCTGCGCTACGCGAACCTACGCTACGCGAACCTGAGCTACGCGGACCTGAGCGACGCGGACCTGAGCGACGCGGACCTGAGCGGCGCGAACCTGCGCGACGCGGACCTGGGCGGCGCGAACCTGTGCGGCGCGAACCTGCGCTACGCGAACCTGAGCTACGCGAACCTGCCCGACGGTTTCAAGATTGCACGGCTAGACTTTGGCGGATGGAGCGTATGCGTAACCGCCGAAGAAACGTCCATAGGCTGCCAAAGGCACGTCAATGCTTTGTGGCTAAAAGCGGATGATCAATGGATTGCAGCGATGCACGAGGACGCCACGGCGTGGTGGAAATTGCATGGCGCAACTATCCAGGCAGCGATTAGGAGTGTACAGTCATGAACTATCGTATCACAATTACGCTTTTAGGTATTCGTACCAGCTGGCAGATGCGCGCGGCAAGCATTAGCGACGCTGCGCTGATGTGCAAGGCATGGCGCGCGGTACGGATTGAACGGATCAATTGGGTGTTAAGCGGATAAGCATGCAAGAAACATTGCGGCATAGAATGCGGACACGCTCACAAAACCACGTCGAACTTGGGCCGCCCGCGCAAAGTGAGATGAGATGAACCGCAAACAGATTCGATGGGTTCTTGGCGTCATCAGCACGCTGTCCCCGGTGTCCACAGATGGCATCGAAGCCCGAGAATACGCCATGCCTGGTTCGGCAGTGATGGATACGGCCTGGCCCAGCGGTTGGACAGGCTTTGACCCGCGCAAGCCGCGCCCCACATACCCGGGCGCTTCGGCGTCCTCGCCACAGATTGCATATATTTAACTCTTAAGTGTGCTGCCGTACAGACGGAAAGCTTGACTCCTACTAGATTACGTGTCTTGAATGTTCATACCGGCTATCCCGCCGGCATACGAAAGAGTGATTACCGCGCGCGCAACCGCCCGTGTTGGGCAGAATGGCATATCACATCACACATGGAGTAAATCATGAAGTTCGATATTTTGAACCGCTTCACTGGAAGCATAGCGTTTTCCTTCGAAGCCCCCCTATTAAAGCTAGCCATGGAAGCTGCGGTAAAGGAAAAAGCGGACCTGCGCGGCGCGAACCTGTACGGCGCAGACCTGGGCGGCGCGAACCTGGGCGGCGCGTTCCTGCACAGCGCGGACCTGTGCGGCGCGTACCTGCGCGGAGCGTTCCTGCACGGCGCAGACCTGGGCGGAGCAGATCTGCGCGACGCGAACCTGGGCGGTGCGTTCCTGCACGGCGCAGACCTGGGCGGAGCAGACCTGTGCGACGCAGACCTGCGCGACGCAGACCTGCGCGACGCAGACCTGGGCGGCGCGAACCTGTGCGGCGCGAACCTGTACGGCGCAGACCTGCGCGACGCGGACCTGCGCGACGCGGACCTGTGCGGAGCAGACCTGTGCGGCGTGGACCTGCGCGACGTGGACCTGTGCGGCGCGTACCTGCGCGGAGCGTACCTGCGCGGCGCCTTTTTGGAACACGAAGGCAAAAAGCTGACCCTTGTGGGTGAACGTCCAGTCCTGCAAATTACCCCGATTGGTTCCCGCAATGACACCTTGTTCGCCTTCATCACGGATGGTGGGGTCTACGTGCGGGCCGGGTGCTTCTTCAACACTTTGACGAGATTTGCCGCAGCGGTCAAAGCCGAGCACGGCACCAATGTCCATGCGAAGGAATACGCGGGGGCCATCGCCCTGGTCAAACTTCACAAGAAGCACTGGACGCCTGCGACAACTGTGACGCATCAACGCCAGGATGAAACCACGTGAACAACAACCGTTTAACCTCCTTTTCTAAGGCATTTGCGGAAGCCAACCGGGGCAACCCTTGCATTGGCGTGTACCGACTTCCATTTGTTCTATCAGCAAGTGACAGCGAAGCTCCGCAGCCTTCATCGGGTACACCATCCGCGCAAAGTGAGATGAGCGTCACGGAACCCAACAACACGCCGGGCCATACTAGAACCCATGCTTATCCGCTTAACACCCAAGGAGATAACCAATTGAAACAGGTAGACGCCATAGTGACATTCAAAGTCAAGATCAAGCAGATGCTCGACGGTGAGACACGGCGCAATATAGTGGACTATAAACTGAAAGTCTCGCGTGCAGACTGTAATCTGCGTCCGTGTGACCATGAATACTATAACAGCGATATGTTCCCCTCCATGCTTCAGCGCGCATACGATAAGGCTATCCTCAATCGTCGCTGGCAATACCTTGAGACGCTTCCCGCTTGTGTAACTGTCGAGCCCGGCGCGTTTTTCAGCACGGTTAGTGTAGCGGTGCTCATATGATCCTAGAACTAATGGGCATTAACCGGATAAGCATGGATTAGACTAAACTCTGCGCACTGGCTATACATCCCCAGCGACACTATTTCCGCGACCGGATGTTCTTCCCAGTGCGCAGACTTGAGTCTAGGTCGGACCAGGATGCACGCTTGAATCAACAACCAGGAGATAGTTTATGAACTTGAAACTTGCGGGGGCGATCGCGATGGCGCTTTCGGCTACCGCGTACACTGCGTCCGCGTGCAATTGCGCACTGCCGCAGAATTACGGCAACCCGGTCTGTGCTGCTGGCATCACTAAGGCGCTAAACAGCAGCCCGGTGTCGACAACCAATCAGGGACAATCGCAAAATGCGTATGGCGGAAACCAGTCTCAAGGGCAAGGGCAGGGACAAGGCCAAGGCCAAGGACAAAGTCTGTCCGGCACCAATACGCAAGGCCAGTCTGCAACTGGTGGGGCTGGTGGGACTTCGAGTTCCTCGTCGAACCAGATCGCCAGCACGGCAAGCGCCGCCAGCGCATCACAGGGCATAACGACTAATTCGACCAATAGCGGCAACACGACATACAGGGAATCCGCTCAGCCCGTACAGCCCGCAATGATGCTGATCCAAGGCTGCGGCGTGGCTGGGCAAGTGGGCGGATCTAACACTCACGCGGCTGCGATGCTAGGGATAGGGTTCACGCCACAAGCGTGCTATGACTACATCCAAGCGCAAGCATACTTGGCGATCGGCGCCCAACAAGCCGCATGCGAGATCTTGAACAACACGCCAGCGGCGAAGCGTGCGGAACGCAACGGCGCGCATTTACCTGACTGCGCGCAGCCCGCGCCAGTGAGCGCGCCAGTGAGCGCGCCACAGCCTGAGTATGTGACGAAGGAAGCGTTTGATCGCGCGTTTCGTCGGCAGATGCAAAAGTAAGCCGTTGATTGAACCGTGTGAGCTTTGGTTGTTCCAGAGCTTGCACGCTTGAATCAACCCATAGGAGATTCACATGTGGCGAATCACGTTCCACGCTTTCTTGATAGTTCTGTGTGTGATCGGTTGGGCTGTGGTGTTCTCTTTAGGCGCCATAGTCGTGGCTGTCGTTGGAGCCGCCGTGTGGTTGGCGCGTAAGTGTACGCAATGAACGGCGTAATCAACCTCAAAGAGCCCGCGGAGCCCGCCACAAGGCACGGCTGCGGTTATTTAAGTGTGGGGTTTGGGAATCCCGCACCGATCATCGCATCGGCGTACGCGGTACTGGAGAACGTCCAGTTCGACACCATGGTGTGTTGCGGTACGTCTGGCTTGTTGGTTGCGCCGATTTTGTCTAGAGCCATGGGGCGACATTTGGCTGTCGTGCGCAAAGGGAAAATAAACACGAGCGCGTATGGCGGAACTTCGAGCGCGGACAACTCGCATTCCATCGCACAGGTTGAAGGGATGTTCGGAAGAAAGTGGATCTTCGTGGATGACCAGATAGAATCAGGAAGCACTTTGGTCCATGTCGCGGAGAGCATCCGAGACCTGATGTCATACGCGGTACCGCTGGGCGATCCGGAAAAAGTCCTGAGCGAGTTCATGGGGTGTTTCTTGTACAACGGCGGTTGCCAGTATGTTCCTGTGAACGACTGCGCCCAATGGCTTGAAGGCGTCATCTAAGAGGCGTAAGATCCCACTCTCACCCACAACGGAGGCTTTATGTATGGCGACAGTTACATCTACAGCGTCAATCGTGACGGACGCAGCGTCTGGAATAGCCAAGGCTCAGGCGGCGATCGCAACTTACGTGAGCGCGCTACAGGCTCATGCAGCGGCGCATCAGGCCGAAGTGACAGCAGCGCAAGCGCTGATCGCAAAAGCGGTTCCAGCCGCAACAGCGTCGGCAGACCAGGCGGCCGCAATCGTGCTTACCGCGTCGAGCGACGTGGATAGCCTAACGGTGTTCCTTGGAAAATACTGGCGTTGGGCAGTGGGTCTGGTTGCCGTCGGCATCCTGGCATATGCCTATCACCACGGCGTTCTTTAAGCCGATTAGCCCGCACAGTGAATTAGCCTGTGCGGGCTTTCTTTTGTTCTGATGATGGCATTGGAAAAAGCGGTGGGTCGAGCGCGGCTTTGTCCGCCTCCACGAATCATAGCCAGTGCCATCTTCAGAGCGAAAAGACGAGGTCGTAGACACCGGGAATCTATTTGCGTCGGACACACACAGCCCCGACGATCGACCGGATTCTGTTAGGCGGCTGATACTAGGTGGCCCCGAGCCCAAAGATCAGAAAGGCCAACTAGCTCTCTCGTTTGTGGGCCAATGCAAGACCGTTCGTTCCGCACTGCGCGGGGTTAGGGTGACGGCGACCCGCGGACTCAAGTGGCGGATTTGTTCGTGAGTTGAGATGATGGTATTGGCGTAGGAACTTGCCGCCGAGGGTGATACCCGGCTCCTTTTCCTTTAGTCTTTATCGGCGTCAGTGCCATCTTCTCAGCCCGCACAGTGTCGTCATAGACTGAGCGTCCTTTCTGATCAAAAGGCGTCGTACATGAGAGTTTAATGAACGTCAGGACAAGCACCTAGACAGGGCGTTATGAATCCATAAATGGAACGCCGCGGAAAAGTTGCCCGAGTAAATACGGCAACCCAATGCTACCATGGTCAGGACAAGTACAGTCACAAACCCATGATTAGTTGCAACGGACACTGGCGGGCTGTTCGTTTTATCAACAGGAGAGTTCCGTGAAAGACATCCAAATCGTAGTCATCGAAGGCGGATGGGTATTGGTGGGCATCGTGAAACAGAAATCAACATCAACATCAACCATTGCGTTGGTCAATGCCCATGTAGTCAGGCAATGGGGAACAACAAAGGGGCTTGGTGAGATCGCGTTGAACGGCCCCACGCCGAAGACTGTGTTGGATAAACTAGGCGTCGCATTCGTGCAGCTTAGACAGGTTCGTTTCACGATACCGTGCGACGAGACCAAATGGCATCTGTAGAGTTCGAGGCGCATATAGCTCGCACACTCGGAGCAGGTCTGGAAAACGGCAGCGGCGACGGCGACGGCAGCGGCCTCGGCGACGGCGACGGCAGCGGCGACGGCAGCGGCGACGGCGGCGGCGACGGCGGTGGCTACGGCAGCGGCAGCGGCAGCGGCAGCGGCTACGGCAGCGGCGACGGCCACGGCGACGGCGACGGCATCGGCTACGGCAGCGGCGACGGCGGCGGCTACGGCAGCGGCTGCGGCTACGGCAACGGCCACGGCTGTTATTTCACCTATGACTACCTAATAAGACTGCTTGTGAGTTAGCCTTGCTTGGCGTCCGTGATGATGCCATTGGTCATGGTGAGTTTGATCTCGCCTTTGGTCGGTTTGACCATTCCTATATAAGGAATCCCGTCGAGCTTCACGACACGAATATTTGCTTTCCACGCGTTGGCCAGGTTCACCGCGTTGAGATAATTGAGCGTCAAGAACATTTTTGGGTCCATAACCAGGAGTATAGATCATGTGGATTGTGTTCGCATCCTGGGCAATTATCATGTGCGCGCTCGCGGCGCGGCACCCGATGCCCATCACCGATAAAGAGGTCAAGTCATGACAATGTCACATGTTTGCATTGGGCATCACAGTTGCGTGGTGTGCGGCATTGTGTTCGAGAGCGGCGAAGTGCTGCTAGACAAGCGGTTGAAGCCGGTGTTCGATTCGTCGAAGAAGAACATCACCGGGTTCGGCCTCTGCGAAGAGTGCCGGAAGACTGCCGACACCAACGGCGAGGACAATTATATAGCCCTGGTCGAATGCGATGGCGCCAAGAGCTTGAACAACAAAGGGCTTACGCCTGGGACGACGATATCACCCGCGGACGTATACCGCACTGGCCGGATACTTTGGGTCTTACGCGAAGCATTAACCCGCGGAACGCAGCGCGAGTTGCCCGCGCAGCCCGCGATGTACGTCGAAATGGGCGTGATCGACATGCTGCAAGGCGAGCACGCACCGCATAAGACAGTGCAGTAAATAGGAGATAGCAAAACGTCAGCCCCACGAAACGGGGCACCAGTTTCACAGGAGGACTCGATGGACAAGTGGGAATCCCTACCGGCTTGGATATTCCTCGCCGTGATCTGCGTGTTGCTCACGTGGATGATGACATGAGGCGCTTGATGTATTGGCTGTTCGGGCCGCCGAGCTATCTGAAATTCAAACGGCCCCGCGGGTGGGCTTTTACGCAACCCAAGAGGAAATACTAATGACAGACGAAATCAAAGAAGCGTTTTACAGAGGTAAGCGAGATGTCGATGCGACGGTGCGCTTGCTATTGGCCGCGGCTGGATATCAGAACCCTGAGATCGAGCACATGACAGCCGAGCGCGCGGTGCAGTGGCTGCTGACTTTACTTAACGGGAAATAATCACTTGATGACCTTCTCACGAGGGTCATCTCATGATAGCGTCTCAACAACCAGGAG